AGCACTAAGCATCGGCTTCGAGTGTTTCACTTTTTTAAATCCATTCAGAATATAACCTTGAACTTTTTGAGTTGGTGATCCTGCTAAGACACATCCAGTTTCTTTTTCTAAGTTTAATAGCTCGTCATACAGATCATCGTATTCTTTATCAGACATAATAGGATTATCTTTGCCATAATAAGCATAAGATGCTTTTTGTAATATCGAATTTAGTTCTTTTATTCTTTTTATTTTATCCAATCACATTCCTCCTTTGAAACACACAATTTATCCGCATTACTTAATCAATAATTTTTCTATGAATAATCGCATTAATTCTGTAATAAATTCTTTATCATCATTACTATCCATGCATTCAGAATCCCCATACCAATTATTATCGTTCTCTGATTTATATATTGTATATTCTCCAAAACCAATATCAGAAGACCATTCTATAATAAATCCTATATGATTCTCATTTACAAACGGTATAAAATTGTCAATCTGTAAATGTATACTTTTGACATCATGTTTTCTTGACATTGAATACCTCCACTTAAATCCGTGATTTAATCGACAACTATCTTATGTCCATCTATTTCATCTACCTCAAATACCCAGCATCCCATGAAGCAAGAACATTTAGAAGATAGTTTTTTATTTCTCTTTCCTCGACCTCTTTTTTGGAATTTCCAATTGTCAAATATGACTCATCGTCACAATCATCCATATAATCAACTTTATATAATTTCATCTATACCTCCATAAAAGACTTGTTTTATGACTAAATATTTTTAACCTTTTCTTCATCAAAAACCCACTTCCATGCAGCTCCATCTTCTCCTTCAAAAGCAAGATAAGAACCTGTTTTTACATATGGTGCTAATGCATTAAAGAATATTTCTTCATCTCCATATTTTTCACCAGTAAATTCAACATCACATATATCACCATCTTGATTAAATTTAGGTATATATCTTATCTCTTCCAACGCTTCTCCAAGATTTGTACTGTCAAGAACAGTTTTTGTATCCACCCACCTAAAGTGAGGAATCCTATTATCACCAATACGATCGCAACAAGTCATATTTTTAGGAATAAAAACTCCTTTCAGACTCTTTAACGCTTTCTCAAAATTCTCTTTGTTAATAACAAAGTCGCTGTCTGTCATTTTTATATAATAACCCATATCCTATTTCTCCTTTTCTTTACCAATAAAAGCGTGGTTCTAAGACAAAATTAATCTAGGATTTTCATAATCCTTCAATTCCCAATCAGTCAATTTATTATAATAATCTCCATTGCTATTTGTCATAACCCCACAATAATCTTCGCCATTTCTTAGCATACATTTATCACATCTTCCATTGTTCTCTTTACATACATTTTTCAATAAATTGAGCGCATCTAAAATCTCCTTTTCAGATATCATTTGAACTACTCCTTTATTCTTTTCTGGATACTCGGTACAGGGGTCCTCAATATTGTCAATTATGAATGGCTCTTTTGTACCAATACACACATATTTATCTGGTTGCGATTTGAAAAATCCTTTTTCACATGCATTACAATCTTTACATTTCAAATATCTGTCACCTCATATATTTCTTCAAAATAGCAATCTTTTGTAAAATTTCATCTCTATGAATCTTAATTTCTTCAGGGTCATCATCTGTTATAAAATTCTCCCAACCGTATATATCTGATTCAATATCTTGAATTAACTCTTTTTCCAAACTTTCTATTTTCATCTCTGAAAAATCGTATAAAGTAGGTTTATCTTTTTCTTCAATAATAAAAAGTGAGTATGGTGTTAGTACTAAAGAAAACTCTGTCCCTTCTTCATCAAACCATACAATGCCGTTACCTTTAGTATGATAATCTATAAATGCATTCAAAAGATCCACTGGTACATCTGTTAAATAACTCGGAGTTCCTTCAAAATCTCCTAGTGTAAAATTACACCAACCACATTTAGGTTTTGAAATCATAATTCTTCCTTTCTGAAATAAAACGAGCGTTTCATGTCCATTAATTTGTGTTTGAAAAAATTCAATAAAAATTTAAAAGTCTGAAATATTATTCAATCACTTGAATTAAATTACAATTTACATATTCTAGCACCTATAATATAATATCAGTAAGATATTTTAGGAGGTGTTTTTAATGAATAAAAAATTGCAAGTTTTCGTTTCATCTACATACACAGATCTTAAAGAAGAACGTCAAGCTGCTGTACAAGCCATTCTTGATGCTGGTCATATTCCAGCCGGTATGGAACTATTTAAGGCTGGTAATGAATCTCAATTAAAAACCATATACAAATGGATTGATGAATCTGATGTGTATATGCTTATTCTTGGTGGTCGCTACGGCACTATTGAAAAACAAACTGGTAAAAGTTATACACAACTTGAATACGAGTATGCTTTAAGTAAGGATATTCCAGTTTTTTCAGTAGTACTAAGTCAATCATTTTTAACTGCCAAAATTAATTCTCTTGGATTAAATAATATACTAGAGCAAGCTGCTCCTAGTAAATATCAAGCATTTAAATCAATTGTTATGTCAAAAATTATTAGAGAAGTTGATGATTGTAAAGATATTAAAATTGTCATACACTCTACTCTTAATGAGTTTTTAAATGAATACGAATTAACTGGTTGGGTTCGTAACGATATTGAAAAAGAATCTGCTATATCATACAAAAATAATCATCCTCAAAAAGAATTACAGCATCTACAAAACAAGCCAAACATACCATATAATACTTTATCAGTAATTTTATCACTTATTCATTTTTATTATAAAGATACTAGAATTAGTGCTTTAAATTTTTTTACAATATTTTATGAAAAACACCTTTCCAAATATTGCTTTTCTATCTATGATAACGAATATTACATTTTTTCATTTTTGCAAGAAATGAACTTAGTAGAAGAAATTGACCATATAGATTCAAACCAAAAACATGTTGAATTTAAATTCACACAATATGGAATCAGTTTTTATAATATCATTAAATCCCGCAGTTAAAAGTCCTAATTCATTGGCAAAACTTATTTATATCTTGCCTTTATGCTACTAATTTCTTAATAGTCAACGGATGTAAATCGGCACCCTCTATCCCATTTGCGAAAGCATTTGGGATTACATTTTTCATAATTTGATATGCTGCATTTACGTCTGCATTGATTTCAACTCCTTTGTTACTGATGAATAACCCTCTATATATTCTTCTCTCTTTATTGTAATTCTTCTTACAAGGTTCTTCTTCATCAAGGAATGATGTACCTGACGTATATGCTTCTTCATTCTCAATATACCTAATTCCTACATTTTCGCTCTTGTAATTCAACATATGAAAAAACAGTTCATATGGTATATAAGTGAAGTTTTGCATACCTAAGTTTTCTTGTTTCCAATTGTCATTGTGACCAACAATAATAGTGTCAATTTCATGTGCTACACACCAATCAATAATATATTTGCTGATACAATGCATATGAAATCTAATCTTTTCATATCGTTTATCACTCAATTTTTGTAATCTTTTAGACCAATCCTTCCTATTTGCTTTCTTCAATTCTGACTGAATTTTAGCTTTTTTCTTATTGTAATACTGATTGATAGATTTAATCGCTCCACCTTTAATAGCAATAGGTTTCTCACCTATGTTATTTACCATAGTTATGAAATTATCAACTCCTACATCAATCGCAACAATTCTTTCAGAAGCATCTAAACAATCAGGGACTTCTATTTCATACACAATTTCCATTGTGTAATGGCTACCTCTTGGAACAAATCTACATTGTAATATTCTCTCTTTTGCATTTGTTTTAAAATAATTGTTGAATTGTTTAAATGGTTTCCAAGCAAAATATACATATCCATTAATTAGTTTCACTTTATTACTATCAAGAGATAATACATAACGACCATCTTTAGGTCTATATCGAGGAAGTTTTGGTCTACTAAGATATTTATTCGGATTCTTTGACCAACCCTTCATTCCCTCAAAAAAGGACTTCCATGCTTTATCCAGCATTCGCAAAGTGCCTTGACCTACATTACTTCCAATCGTTTTGTATGTGTCTGAATTCTTTACCATCTCAAATAATTTGTTGTATCTAATCCAGTCATTATTAGTAATAAATTCTTGTCTAACAATATAATTAGCATAGTTGTAGAGGTTCTTAGATTTAAGACAATAGCCATCAACGAACCTGCCAAAATCTGAATCAAGTTTTATATTATGTTGTTCTGTTCTCTGTACTTTCAATCTAAGACCTCCTCTCGTTTCTTACTTCTACATCTGTGCCAACAAGCTCTTAACCGGCTCCCTTGTCATATTCTCTTTCGCCCATGAAATATATCCCGGATCAGTTTTGGCAACATCAATCAATTTTTCACCACTATGCTTTCCAAAATTAAATATGTATTCTTCCAACTTGGGAGTTTCTTTCTTTGGAGTTTTATATCCATCAAATAATATCTCAATATCTTTTCTGCTCGCCAAATAATCCGCTAGATGCAAAAGCTTCTGATACTTATTTTGGGGTAACGGAAGAACAGTCTTACTCTTCTTATCTACATTCCATTGTCCCATGTGGCTTTCAATGGTACTAGCTACAAGTTCAACTTCCTCTTCTGGAATAAAACCAATAATAGTACGAATCTCGTTGGCTGCTAAAATGGGATGGTTAAACTTGGTAAATTTATTTCTTGCATAGTCTTCGTCATCCCCGCTTTTCCTTGAATCGTGCATAATACCTGATACACGAAGTAGATCTCTTTCTCTTGATGTAAAATCGTTCTTGTAACAATCTATGCTCAAAATATGATTTAAAAATCTCACTAAAGCACACGTATGTCTAGCCAACCCCAATTCACCCAAAGCATATTGTGGATGGTACTTACCCGTACTTGACGCTCCCACATTCCAAAAATAATTAGGAATTGTTTCAATACATTCATTTGCAAAATTCTTAATATCCTCATTTTCAAATGAATCTAATAACGAATCAAAAATCTTAGATTTTTCGTTTCTCAATACAAATATCTCCTTATCTCAAATATTTAGCAAATTTTATACTCTGAGATCCACCACTCTTTTTCATCTGTTTCAATCCATTCACCATCAATCTTTTTCATCTTTGGTTTACGATATTGATGTTCTACTTTTACAATATCTCCACGCCTGATAGGATTGTTCTTATATATCTTTTTGCTTACTTTAACTGGAATCGTATTGCCATTAGCCAAAGCGTATAATTTTATCCGTGGGGAATAATCAATATTCAAATCTAATGCGACACAATATCCTGCATACTTTTTATCAACAATATCAACATAACCAAGTACATCAAGTCTTCTCTTTATTATTTCTTTGAATGAATCATTCTTGTTTTCAATATTCTTTGCTATATCATTTAAAATTCCTTTAGAGTCGATTTTCATAAAGGTTTTAGGTGTTTCTGATAAACAATGTCTGCGAATTATATCAAAATCAATACCAGATTTAAACATAGATTCTTTTTTGCACTGTTGTAGATATTTTTTATTTTTAAAAAATACATTAAAATATTCAACCAATTTTTCAAGATATGTCATACTGCCAAAATCACTAAAATAATTCATATTGATTAAATCTGTAATCCTACTTTCCGCAATACCTTCGCCTCTCAAATCCTCTAGTAAATCAATAAATGAATCATAATGATTTTGTCCCAACTTATATAATGTATTTGCAATACTTTGAGAAAAAGATTTTACTGACATAAGTGATGGGTTAATACAGTTATGTTCTCTATCTATGGAAAATTCTCTATTATCTAAGCCAAATTTATAGTCACCATTTTTTATACCAAATGCCTGCCGCATTTCTTGCTTATATGCAGTTACTTTGTCTTTTTCACCCTTTTCTGATAAATGTTGCATCATCACTGAATAAAATTCGTATGGATAATTAGCTTTGAGATAGGCACCATAAACACTATCATATGCATATGAATAAGCATGTGAAGCATTAAAGCCATATTTAGCGAAAGCTACTACAATTTCCCATGATTTCTCAAAACCATTTTCTGAGCCAGTATTCTTTATCCAACCAGAAAGCAGTTTATCTTTTAACTCTTTGAGTTCCTTATCTTTAAATTTTTTCTTGCTAATTTTTTTAATAATTGCATATGTCTCCGTTTGTTCAATTCCAAGCCAGCCAAGATATGTCATAATATTCTCTTGATACATGATATAATGAAAACTGTCTTTTAAGATATCATCCAGTTCTTTCACTCCCGTAGAATATGGTTTTCTGTCAAGGAAATTTTGGAGCTGAGTTTTAAATCCCGGTCTAAGTGCAGCTACCAAAGCGGTTAGTTCCTGCATATTTTTAGGTTTATATCTCATACAACATTGCCGGCCAAAATCAGATTCGCATTGATTGACTCCAAGCGTATAACCATTTTCATAAATTTTCCAAGTTTTTTCGTCATTTTCTATGATTTTTGTAATTTCAGGAACGGAATATGTAGGCATGTCAATTCGATCAAAAATCTTATTAATAGTAAGCCAAATATCTACTTTTAATAAGTCATTCTTTACGAACTTATAATTTTCTGCCACCATACCATCAATTACGGTTGTTATTACGCTTTTTGTTTTATCGTTCCCATCATCATTCCCAGATACACATCTAATCAACCCTATCTCTCTTTTAATATCTCCACCATAAATTAAATAACCACAAGGAGCCTGAGATTTGGCATTAATGATACCTTGATATTTTGTACTCTCATCTAGGTATTTCTTATATTTTTTATCAACAAAATCATAAATATCAATACCTTCTTTTTCTTCTTCTGAATCAGCATGTTTTAATGCTTTTTCATATTGGGCAATCTGTGATGTGATTTCATTTGCAATTTCAAATTCCAGCCCCTGAGACTTAGAATATAATTTGAAAGCAGATGATTTTTGTAATGGCTTGTATGAAATCATCGGATATGAATGCCCACTTGATCCATAAATTTTAGTCAATACTTCATCCTGTGCTTCTGCAAATACTTCTGGATTCCCAAGATTCAAGTCCAAATCCGGTAAAGATCTTGTCTGTAAAATTCTTGTTTTTGACATGAATCTATCTGGATATAGCTTTACTGGAGATATAAAACGGTCAATATTACTAAACCCTAGTAACGAATTTACATAGTAAGAAACACCACTTCCCCTACCAGTCTTTGTAATTATGCCACCATTTTCTAATCCACGTTTTACAATTTTGTAATCAATAATGAAATAATCAGCCATGTGGGTATCAATAATTGCATTCAACTCATAATTAATACCGCATAAATATTCCTCATAACGGTCTTTACTTATTGTATTTTTTATATTATCCCAAGACGAATAAATAAGTTCTTTGAGTGTTGCATCTTTTTGTGCTTGATTCATAGACAAATCACTCGAAGGAAGTTTAATATCTTTATCAAAATACAAATCATCAAATGTGAGAAGAATATCTGTATTCCTAATACACCTGTCTATTTCCTCATCCGACAAAACCCCTTGTTTCTTCAATCTTTCTCTTACAGTATCCTCATCTGGATAATCCATATACCATCCAGATTCATCATCTTCATCAACAGAATATCCTTTTCTTCTAGTTGAAATATAATTGTCACGTTCAGTTTTGTCAGACTCTAAAATGTAATGGCTATCATATCCAAAAATGATGTCTATATTATACCTTTTACTCAATTTTAATATTCTCTGATTCAACATTTTTTGTTCCTGTGTATCATGATATTGAATTTCGAGATAAAAATTACTTCCAAAATGTTTATGCAATTTTTCAGTTATTTCTTCTATGTCATCATATTTCCAATAAGCAATACATGCGGTGGTAATAAATACATTTTCAGGCTTTATTTTTAAGAGAAGTTCTAAATCAAGTCTAGGCTGTCCATAGTATCCATCTATATTAGCATCTGCCAGTGCCTCATTTATATCACGTCTTCCTTCTTCATTTTTTGCAAGCAGAATAATATGGCAATTACTTCTGTCTTTTCGCATGGAAACTTCGCCGTTTTTATTTCTTTTGCATTCACCTGTTTCTTTATCAATTACTGGATATTCCTTTTTTCTGTCTTTTACCCAATACCCTTCTGCTCCAAATACAAATTTTAATAAACTCTTCTGATATTCCTCCTCTGAAATTTCTCCAGAATCAAATTTATTCTTTGCATCATTATTATTCTCTTGTACTAATTCATATGGTTCATAGTAATTTGATTGAAATCCATGCTCAACACTTGAAATCACTTTATGACCAAGCTCTTTTGCTCTTTTAACATAATCTCTATAAGAAGCAGTGCAATCAGCCACAAAAGAATTTGAATACCAAGTATGTTTATGATAATTTTGGATAGTATCACCCCCATTATTTTATCTTTAAACAATATTCATTTTTCTTCTTACTGTTTATGGCTTGTATTCACACGCATTATTTCTCTGTCCGCATAAGTAATGGCAATAATAATATGAGATACTATTAGGCAACCATAATTTTTCATTTTCGATTAATTCAAGAGTGTCTTTTGCCCATTGAACTGCTTCATCATATTCTTCCTGTTTCCATGGAATCTCAATCCACTTTTGATCTTTAAACATATTCCATTTCAGTTTTGATACGCTACCATATTCTTTTATAATGGGGATACTGTATAAATAGAGCTGCCTTTTGAACTCAAGGAAATGTTCTTGGTCTGATTTACTGATATTGCCATTTTTCAATATTTTTATACTTGCAGATTTATGGTCAATGATACTTATTTCATCTGTTTTTCTATCTCTTACAAGTAAATCAATATAACCAACGAAATCTTTATCATTAATCTTAAAATTTACTTCTCTTTCAACGCCTAGAATTTCATACTCTTCCAAATATAAATCTATATTGTTTAAATATTCAATGCCTTTATCATAATATGATTGCCTAATATCAACATATTTGTTTGGCGGCGCATCGTGCGGAACACACTCATTAAAGTGTTCCTCATAATACTGATTCAGTTCGAACAGTGACAATTCGCCTTTTGCATATTTTTCAAGTATCGTATGTATAAGAGAACCATATTCTCCAAAAAAACCATTCTCTGATTTATTGCATTCCAAATAGTGTAAACGCCATTCATACGGACAATTATAATATGAGTTTAATCGCGAAAAACTCCACTTCATTGTGTCTAATAAAAAATCTAATTCTTCCATTCATTTATCCTTTCATTTATCTGGAAACTGTTCTCTTTCCTCTATTGGATATGGAATTCTGTCATGGTACTTGTTTATATCCCACCCGTATACTCTGTCAAACTCTTCATAGGTACTAAAGAATCTCCTGCTAATCTTGTCGTAGTAAACAGGATTCTCTTTCGTTGAGCCAAAAATTCTATCTTTAACTATGGAAATAATCACATCATATCCGTAATATTTATTTTTTACATCTTCCTTATCTTTATCGGGAACTCGTTTTAGACTTATTGTCCTTGTTGCCAGATTGACAATATTTTGACTTCCTGAAATGTCAAATAAACCAATATCTGCACCACTTTGGATTTTTCTAGGATGTGCAACACATACAACGGCGACATCATACTTCATCGAGAATTTGATGAGACGATTCATAAAATCGGTTTGAGATTTGTTCATGTCATTCGTGTCAGTTTTTAGCTGAACAGTCATAAGATTATCTATGATGAATAATCTAAGTCCTTTTTTTGTGGCACATAATTCCATACTTTCAAATAACTTATCTTCACTATTCTCTTCTTCGTCCCTATAAATGTAAAACTTATCATCGTAATATCTCGTGATACGTTCTGATACGTCATCATTCACAATATAAAAATCGTTACCATTTTTTAATGGTATCGGATGCATGTTTCTTCGTCCCGCTGCTACTTGATTAAACCATCCCTTACTCATGCCGTTCAATAACTCTCTCGAAAACAAGAAAGTTTTATATCCGCTATCCATTGCACTTAGTACAATCTGATTTAAAAATGTTGTCTTACCGGCAGACGGCAAACCTGTTAGTAATGTGACTCCTCCTGTAAATATCTTCATCAGCTCATTATCAAGCGATTTAATTCCAACAGTGAAACCATCCATTTGTGTTGGATTTAATTCTTCAATTTCAGACAGCTTTGCGACCGATGTTATAGGAATATCTTTTGCTGTATAAATCAAATTTATTAAATATTCTTCACCTTTACATTGCAAGATTTCGTTTGCATCTTTTACTGGGACAATTCTTCCTGTGTTCTTATACTCAAGTTTTTTAGGACATTCGACATACTTACACCTCATTGCACCAAGTCTGTTAATTACCTCGTTGCGCATTTTTACACCCGGTGCATCGCCGTCAGAAAAGATAATAATTTCATCAAATTGCTGAAGCCAATCCCAGCAATACTCAATCCATCCCATGCTGTTGCATCCTTTTAATATGCTCACACAGTTTAAATATCCTGCTTGGATCACACTGGCACAATCAATTTGGCCCTCCGTTATAACCAAAGGATTACTCGTATTAACCCTATTCATATTCCAAAGTAAATCAGCAGCGTCCGCATTCTTCTGAAACCAACACTTGTTTTCTCCATGCGCTATTTTTTTTGATTTTCTGTAATTAACAACCGTCAATGTATCGTTTTGGTCATATGTATTAAAACAGATATTCCCATTTGTATCCGAGCGAATATCTAAATACTGAATAACATTTTTACTTATTCCTCTTGAACCAAGATATTCGTAAACCAATGTCATATCGTTTTCCATTGATTCTTCGTGTGGATACTGATATCTCTCAATTGTTTTCACATGTTGCTCTGGAAAGGAAAATTCCATATCGGCTTTATCCATTAAATATTTGGTAGCATCAATAAAACTTTTCCCTTCTTCCATTAATACATCTATAATATCTACGCTTTTCCCACAACCAAAGCATTTAAAACGATGACGTTTTTTATCATATATAAAACTAGCGGTATCCTCATTATGATACGGACAGCACGCTTTGAGATTCTTTTCATCAAAATTGTCCAGTTCAAGCAACTCGGAAATAATAAACGCATTTTCGTCACCTAATTTTTCTTTTGCCTTTTCAATTTCGCCCTTTTCTATTAGCAATCACTCACCGCCTACGATTTAATTCTTTTTCCCAAAACAGCTTTCTAAGACCATACAATATCTGTACTGGCTTGTCTGAATAATATAATTTGGACTGTTCAATATTTTCTTTGATAAAATCTATTGGAACTTTATTTTTAAAAACAAGTGTATTCATGATTCTCATCACAACTGGGTATTGTGTTTTATCTTCAATACATTCTAAGTAAGAATTAGCACAATCGTTTATTTCCTGTTTCATAGCTGCGCAATCCCAATGATAATGCTTTTTGCTAATCACCACGGATTCAGAAGACTTTACCTTCTCTCCGTGGTGTAAACAGTATTTATATGCGCAGACATATTCTTTATCTGCCATAACTAACTCCTTAGTTGAACGGCAATTCTTCTGAATCTAATCCATCTGGAATGTTCATAAAGCCATTACTACCAGCATTGGACGTTTTAGCGGTTTGCATATTATCAGGAGAACCACTGTTTTTACTTTCAGCAAATTCCTGTTCCTCAACAACAACATCGGTCGTATAAACCTTCTGTCCGTCCTTATTCGTGTAACTTCCCGTCTGAATGCGCCCTACAACAGCAATCTTTGTGCCCTTATGTAGATACTTTTCAGCGAACTCACCAGACTTACCAAACGCAACACAATTGATAAAATCTGCCGTCTGATCATCACCATCACGCTTAAATTTACGGTCTACCGCAAGTGTATATCTTGCAATAGCCATTGAATTATCTCCCTGTGAATATCTCACTTCCGGATCTCTTGTTAAACGTCCCATCAAAATTACTTTATTCATTCAAATATCCTCCCTTAATTACATTTCAATAGGCTTAATGTCTTTAACTTTTGCCAAACAGCTCTTTGCCTTATCTAAATCTCTTAGTGCATTTGGATTACCACTAGGTACAAACTCTTTCAATGTTGCCATTAAATCAGCATTCTTTGTGCCACCTAGTTTTGTACATACTGTAATAATCTCTTTCTTTACAGCAGAAATATCATCACCTGCACTTGTCGAATCAGAAGTATTATCTTCGTTTCTCGCGACTGGTGTGTAACCTTCACCAGAATTAGCCCACTGCATAATCTTTTTACCATGATTCTCTGTTAATAAAGTTGCTCCCTCATGTTCAAAAATATGCGTATTATCCTTCTGTACCTCCGCACAGTTTGTCTTCTGATCAATTAAGAACGTACATGTAAATTCATACTCAAATCCATCTCTCTGTTTGGCTCCAACACCAAGTTTCTGAACAGATGTTTTACCTCTATCATCTTTATTAACTTCGTACTGGTCTTTGCCACGCATTGTTGCAATAATATGAATTGGTGAATCCGCAATAGCGTTGATAAACTTATTATGTCTTGGAGTTACTTTTCCCCATGCCTGATATGTACCACCTGCCTGCTGCTGCAACTCAAGACATCCGCCCTTGCCTTCCCACTCATGAGATGTTGAATCAATAATCAGAATGTCATATCCTTCAGAAACGGCAAATTCAATCAGTTCAACATACTTCTCTGGATTATGAGGAGCATCAATATCTACGATGTCATAATCAAACTCATTTGCATAGTAATAGCCACGCTTCTGTTCTGTGTTTGCCAACAGAATCTTTGCATTTTTCCCGGTTTCATTTTTTATTTCTTCCACCATACCTGTTGCTAAACGCAAACTCCCGTATGTCTTCCCACCGCCAGATGGAGCCATTAATGCCACCTTTACATAAATCTTTTCTCTTACTGCTTTCTTTACCTGAAATCCCAATTTGAATCCTCCTTGTAAATAAAATATTTTTAAAATTATGTGAACGGCTTTTACACCGATAAATAAGGTAGTTTTATATAAAAATCTATCCCGATAAAACAGCTAATTAATGGATAATTGGCGCACTTATCCAAGGGTGAGCTGTATCGCACCCAAAACGAATAGTGTTAAATTGTAAAATGGAAATGATTTTTAACGAATTTGTGATATATCCTTCATTTCACAGATTACCAAATCTGTTTTGATAGGTTACATTTCGCCTTTTGCGAATAAACTAAGAAGTGCAGTTGGAACAATAGCAGTATTTTTTAACTCCATTCGTTTTTTGCAATTATCAATATCTGTAAAATAATAACTTGAAAACCAATAAGGCATGTATCTAATTTCTCCATCGTATTCAACTGCATAAATAGGATTGCCATTATATACTTCTACTTCAAATTGTTTAATGTATGCGTTATAACATTCTTTATCACAAAATATTCTTCTCTTACCGTTTTGAATATATCCTTTAAAGTGAGTTGCAAATGTTTTGAAATTAAATTCGCCAAGTTCTTTATTGCAATATGTACATTTGCAATTTAAATATTTGTTCATGTCTTATTTTCCTTCTATTTTTGTCATGAATAATATGTAATTTTCGGGACAAATCATTTACTTATCCATTCCTTATAGGTCATACCTTCCAAAAAGAAGAATTCCGTATGACTTCCCACATCAAACTTTAATCTACCATTTTCTTCCCAAACTCTATTGTAGTAACTTTTGAAGTTATGGTCATCTAAGAATTTGTTAATCTCTTTAGTTACTTCTTCTTTGTTTGTTGGCTCCGCAATGACTCTTTCTTCGCCTTTGTTGTTTTGGAAATATAATTTCATTATCCTTATCCTCTACCACAATAACTTGTTAAACCTGAAGTATTAATAGTTGCAATAGATGTATAAGGTCTGGATACATCATTGGAAATCATATGATAAAGTTTCAAATAATCTTCAACAGACATTTTCTTAATCTCAGAGTATAACTCTTTAACACTTTCAAATGTCTTATCATATTTTTCCACCTTATGTCTCATTTCTGCAAGCTGCTCAATTAACTCCTGTATTTCCTTTTTGCAATTTTCAATCTCTTTATCCTTCTGAACACAAAACTCCGCAAGTCTCTGTTCCTTGTAACGATTAAAATATTCTTTAATAGGATTAATCTCTTTTACTACTTCTACATTTTTATTTTCTTCGCTCATTAAATTATTCTCCTAAAATCTAATATGTTTTTCTGCTTCTTCTTGACTAAAGAACACTCTTTTACCAATACTTTTTTCTGTAAAATTAGCATTATAATAATTACCATTTGCATATTGTCCAACTACAGAAAATGAAAATTTGCTAAGATATGTAAGTCTTGTAACTTTACATTCAATTACTTCTTCATTACCAAACCCGTATTTTGTAATAACAAATACTGTATCATTTACTTTAATATCTGGTTGCAATTTCATAATATCCAAAATTCTTTTAAATCCTTCAAGCGTTTCTTCTCTATCTTCATAACTTACAAAACTTTTAAATGCTAAATTATGAGGATTGTCTATTTGATACTGTATAAATTCTTTTGACAGATCCACTTTATCACCTCACTCAATCCAATCTGGCTTTGGGAATCTACCACTATACTCAATTTGATTACATGACCAATATTCAATATCATAAGCATCATCCCAATATTTCTCTAGTTCCTCATCTTTCGGCAGATAACAAATAATAATTACATAACTACCATCCGCAACTTCTCCACTACACCACCATGGCATTTGAATATCTTTCATATCTATGAGTGGTCTGAAATCTTCTGTTGCTTTTGTTTTAAATCTGTACCTTATCAATCTCATTAGAAATTCTCTCTTTCAATTATTTCATATAATTCATTTTTTTCTAATTCTTCATCTGTCATCCATCTTACATGACCTATATCTAGTGATTGCATATATTTAAAATATTCATATGTACAATATTTTTTATTAATTGCAACTTCGATTATTTTTTCTTCCATATACAACTCCTTTTGAAATAAGAATTTCAAGACAGGATTAATATTGGCTCTTCTGTTCCTATAAAATCAATATTACCTGGAACAACTAAACATCCTTGCTCAATTTGTTGTCTAAAAGCTTTTTGTGCATCCACAGAATCTCTTACTGATAAATTAGAATTAAAAATAAATACTTTTGGAACAGTAACCGTAGGCTCTGTATAAGGTATAATCTTCATTTCTTTTGGTTTTATTGGTGGTATTACAGTTTGTCCAGAAACATTTTGTAAACTTTCTATTTCTTTTTTTGAACCAACAATTACTACATCTTTTATTTCTTCTAAAATGCAACTAATATCATTATCTAAAGTGCCATCTTCTCTTGTGTGCTTATCGACTACTTTAATAACGTCATCTTCACATAATAATCTTGTTTTCTTTTCTTCCATTTTAAGTCTCAATTATCTAATCTCCACTTCTCCAAATTCCAAATCATCATTCTTATACACTTTTCTTCCAGAATATTTGCAAAGAATACTTTCTTCAAATACACTTGGATCGGCGTATGGTAAAGTTGCTATTGACAATGCTTTCATCGTATTTTCATTCATAAACAAATATGATGTCTGATTGGTCAAACACTCAAATTTATTAATTTCTTCTGATAGTTTGTCATTATTTAAAGTTACAATTTTCTTTGAAATATCTACCTTCACTTATCACTTCTCCTTTCCAGCCTACCATGAAAGAAAATTTTTATTTAAAGTTCTTCTTGCAATTCTTTAAGTTTGTCTGCAATTTCTTCATTTGAAAACTTACCAGACTTCACATCATCAATTATGCAATCAATTGATCTCCATATAGATTCCAATGCCTTTCTTACAATACTATTTATAACATTCTCTATGTTATTACAGTCCTCTTTCATAGAATCACAGTAATCTAACCTAAATTCTTCTGCATTCAATTATCTACCCCTCCTCTCCTAATAATTTTTTCACATACCCTTGTGTCAATCGCTTTATAATATTTATGTGGTAAATCCCTTGTACTCATTACTCTTGATTTCTCCTTTATTTTTGCGATAACATTGTCTGGATCATAAATTGGTGATAATTGAGCAATATATCTATACATTGATTGTAATTCAAATGCTTCGTTATAATAACCATCTGCTCCTTTACATTTTGCTCTTTGTAAAATATATCTATTAAGTTCATCTGCATCTATTAATCTCATTACTATATCTTTTCCTTATTTTTCCATATCATGATGAGTTCCACCAATTTGCTCAAAATTAATATTGGGAAATTCACCATTTTTCCAGTCAATGCTAAATGATGTAGTCAAATCATTTGTAAGTTCCTTACCATTTCTGATTACAGTTGGGATTTTACCATCTTCACTAAATATGAATAATCCATGCTCATATTTATCCTTTAATGCATTTAATAACTGTTCAATTGTTCTCTGTTGCGATTGTAGCGTATTTAAATATGTATCTTTGCTGCTTTTATTCTGTTCTGAACACCAACGTACTTTATCATATAAATTTTGTACAAATCTACTATTGAATGAAACATCTCCTTGTACTCTTCTTACAATATTATTCTCTGATTCATTTATAAGTTTTTCAATATTCTCATATAATTTCTTAAACATATATTCTCCTTCCTTATCTCTTAAAATGTCGCTTTTATTGTTATTAACAATACTTTGTAATCAATTCTCTCAAATCTTCTTCTAATGCAATATTTTCTTCTGCAAGAATTGATTTTTTATACTCTTCGTTTGGTTTGAATATGACACCGATATCATCCACATTACAATCTCTATCGTCATCATTTATTTCTTCAATTCCAAAGTCAAACCATTCCCCGTCATAACTATAAAAACCAAAGCTAATTGTAGTGTCATCGTCATATCCTAACTCTTCTAATCTTTCAATTAAACCCTTTACTTTCATTTACTTCACCTTTATCTTTTGTCCACAACAGCTACAATAATTATCGTCTTTTCGCAACTGATTTTCACATTTGGGACATAATATCAAATGCCGGATTCTCGTTCCTATATCATAATCTTCTCTTCGTGGTAGCATTTCTTTGTCTCTATCCTTTTCATAAGAAATAATTTTCTTTTCTGTTGATATTCTTATTTGTCCACGTTCCCAATCGAAGCCTGAATGTAATCCATTTACACCAGTAGAAGCTCTAGCTCCAACCGAAGATTCTGATAGTGTAACTAAAACCGTATCAGTTCCATGACCATTAGAAACGAGAAAATCAACTTGCTCTTTCAATTTTGATAAAGTCATTTATTCTCCTTCCATTCCTCACACTTGAAACCATTTTCATTCAACCAATCAGCAACTAAATGTCTGTGACAAAAATCTGAAGATTTCTCATAACAAATAAGGGCGATTTTAGGAATTTCTTTACAATCTCCTTTATAGTCAATAGCTGCTGTTTCATGTAATAAAAGATTATCTAATTCTTTAACAATATCTTCTGCATCTAATTTATCAAGTACCTGTTCTTTAAAACATTTGATATAATAATCATTGTCATGATTCTTCTTCCATTCCATAAAGAATCCATATTTCGGTGCTAATTTCTTATACTGCAACCCGTTATACCACTCAGGAGCCTTACCACATATTGAGATTGGTATGATATTGTTGTTCTCTAATTGCTTTATCTTTGCAAAATAACTTGTATAAATCACTTTACTGTCACTCCTTCATTTAGTAATTCCGGATTATCAAAAATATTACCGACAACCTTAACCTCTTTAATATCACCCCAAGGATCTTGCATCATGAGACAGAAAGTAGAATATTCAATCTGTGGTTGTCCACCCCAATAATCATGACCATTAAAATTTATATCCTTGAGCGATATGGCTGTCATCATACTCATTTCTCTTGACCACCAAATAAGATATCTTTCGATTTTGCCACTATGCCAAATAACTTCAACAATATCATTCTCCCAAATTTTCTTTTTGTTTTTGTTATTTTCTTTTATACCTATATATTGACAAACGGTTTCTGGATTTACTTCAACATCATTAAAGTACATATTATCTTCTTCTTTTTCAAAAAGCTTTGGCAATGCACCGTTTTGAATAATATAACATTTGATGTTTTCTCCTATTCCCATTTCAGCATAGTAGCCCTCTACCCAACTATCCTCCACAGGTTGCCCTTTGCTATCTCTTACTTTTGCTTTAAATAATATTTCTCGTATTATAATCACTTCCTCAAATAAAACCTTTCTTTCATTGGCAAATTGCATCTATATATAGAGCATTTTGCATTTATAATAACTATATATAGAGTATACTCAACTACTAAGTATCTTCTCCATCTGTAAATAAAGCACATCCATCTTGTTTAAATCTTTCAATCCACCAATTCCACTTATTCTCATCCATTTCATATAACTTCATAAAACACTTCTTACAAAGGAATTTGTCAATCTCTCTTCCATGGAACTTCATATTCATAGATATAGTGTTTCTATCTTTAATCTTCTTTGGTTTACCAGATTTTGATTTGCAGCCATTAGCACAATATTTATTAAAATACTGTTCTGCAACTTTGGTATCTCCTTCATCCAAGCCGTTATATCTTGCAAATTCCTCTATAACCTCCTTAGTTGGCTCTTCCCTAAAAGTACCACCGTTCCATGCCTGATTTACGTATTCCTCAAGAGTGCAATTAAATGTAATCCACATCTTATTTCTGATAAAATAATCTCTTAATATATCCTCCCATCTTTTTCGCATCGTGGGATACCAATATTTATCAAGAACCCACGTAGTCTTAGTATAATATGGACAAGCAATTGCACAACCAACTCTCGAATAACCTTTTCTATATTTTGGATTTATCTCAATATCACGCCATAATGTGTATAACCACACATCTAATTCAGTCCATTTTCTAATTGGAAGAATCCCCTTCCAAGAAACATTTCCCCATTCAGGATTAACAATTTCATCCCCATAATCACTTCTGGTATTACTTTCTTCATTTCGCATTCCCATAAATAAGAGATATTTTGTATCTTTATCAAGTCTGTTAATCATTTCTCCAACTTTGAATATAGAACAACAACCTCTCCTTAGTCTTGATGGAATCCAATTTACTTCTTTGATCCAAGTATAGAAACCTTGTTTTGGATTCATCAATAAACAATTTGGAAATCTCTTTGCAATTTTATATGTATCTGCACAATCAAGTGTCGAATTATTAAATAAAGCAGTGGTATCTTCTTTACATTCTCGTACTAAGTAACAAACCACCATTGAATCCTTACCTGTACTTATTGGTACTAATGGAATGTAATTATCAAATTTGTCTAATTTTGCATATATAAGTTCCTTTGCTTCACTCTCTATATTCTCTAAATGAGGTTTATTCATTTCAATAATGTCATTCCAACTTGCCAAATCTACTTCATTTACATTTTTGTAGCCAGTTTTCGGCTTTTCAATCGTCAATTTTAATGAATCTGAAATGACAATTCTATAAAATTTATGTATGTTACCTTGCTTATCAAATCCTTTAATTATGGATTTATCAAGCCAAAAGTAGCCTTCTAATAAATCTTCAAGTTTTCTACTACTTGTATCTCTCAAAAATGTGAGATATTCATTAAAAATCGGATTCACTCATTACCTGAGTGTAATGTACATTACGTTTTAACTAGTATTATCTTTACCTTTCTTGATTATTTTTTGTTTGCAAACTAATTTTTTGCCAATGAAATTGACGTTTTAAGTCCTCTCTTTAACTCGTTTTTCTGTAATTTTTACATACTTTAAATCATTGTCATTCACAATATAAATTCTGCCAGTATTTTGTGCTGCTACAGCAGTAGTGCCACTACCACAACATATATCAACTACTCGTCCACCTTCATCAGTATAAGTCTTAATAAGATGCTCAAATAATTTTGTTGGTTTTTGCGTTGGATGTAATCCCTTTTCCATATTAAACTTAACAACACTTTTCGGATATCTCCTACCTTCATATTCTCCATCTGTTCTTTCATAACCAGAAGAAGTTGCCAAATTATCAGTCATACCACTTCTTTTCATCTTATAAGGCTTACCCTCTGTAAACTGTGGATTATACTTCATATATCTTTCTGCTTTATTATATGTAGTAGGTGATTTGCCGAATATCAACATAGACTCATGAACCTTAAAAGGTTGGTGATTTACAGAAGCGAAATTACTACCATTATCTTTTTCCCAAATCCATTCATATTTAAAATAATCAAGATGGTTCATAACCAAATAACTTGTAAAAGGTTGGCTTGCTGTTAATGCTATGCATCCATCATAAGTAATCATCTTCATAGCAATGTCAAAAAATTCTTTATCATCAATTGGTAAATCCCATTTATTTGCAGTTACTCTATTTTTCCCTTTGAATGTATAAGGAAAGTCACAAAGAAACATATCTATACTTTCATCACCATAATCTTCATATAATGCATGAAGAAAATCTATGGCATCATAATTATATATTCCGTTATCTTGAATTAAGTTTTCTTCCAATCTTCTTTAGGAGCAAAGCCAGCTTTATTGTGTACACAAATCACCTTTCCTCCTAACTTTATATTCTGTTTAAAATTTAAATTTTTGGTTTAAGTCATTATGTAAAATCCATAAATTTCATATCAAAATACCTTTCTGCCAATTCCGGTATTTCGCTTTCAATTTGTTTGAAATATCTTGTCTCTGAGCATTCCTTTTGATGACGTGATTGTTGATATACGACAAACTCTCTATAGGACTTCTTCTTGAACGCTGATGGCTGATTACACCATGCAGCTAAGTTGATATAAGTCCCTCTATATGGTGAGTTCTTATAATTTTCATGTCTCATAATATATGGAAGACACTGATACCTCATCAATATCTCTATTCTCTTCCAAATATCCCATAGGTCTTGTTTCCAGAAATCTTTATCCCATTTATCGTTTCTGTCAAAACCACAGAAAGTATAAAACTTTGGTATCTTATCTGTATATTCTCTAATAAGCTTCAGTTTTCTCTCAATAAGATCTGCATCTTCTACATTGTCAAATGCAAATATGTAATCGCCATCATACTTACTCTTGAATAACATTTTACATTTTTCGTCTGTAAGGAGTCGTTCATCAAGACCTTGCTTAAATTGAAATGGTTTTCCTGTCACTTGTAACTGCTCTAATATTATCTTCCAGCTAGGACAACCAAAGAAATTATCATCCAATAAACAGATCTTAGGTCTGCTATAATCAACAAATTCATCAAGTGGACTATGCTGTTCAACCTTTTTAAAGTTTTTATTTACACAGAATTGACATCCTCTAAAGCATCCTCTTGTGACAAAGCCAATTGAATAATCAAGATAATATTTGAAATCAACTCTTTTATATTTAGGATTTCCTTTTTCATTGATTTCACTTAACTTCTGATTCACCCAATCATCATATAAATGATAATCTGGCATAAAATGTTCAATCTCTGATGGGAGTTTAGGGGCTTTATCATAGAAGAACCCTGTTCCACCATATTCGATATTAGGACGTTTTAGAAATAGGTTATCCTTGTACCATTCTATAACAGTGCTTTCATTCTTATTGCTCTTGTCTTCTGGTTCACAAGGTATCTCTGTCTGTACAAACACTTTTGATATGAATACTTTGTCATATACATCTAAATCTTCATAATCCGTCTTCAACTCAACATCATTTCCAAGAAATTTGTGATATGCAGATAACTTCATACAGACAAGATTTGGAAATCTATGTTTGTTATTCCCGACTAAATCAGCATCAATAATAGCTATTTTCAATAATTAGTACCTAAAGCGGATGCATCCTTTAAAGCCAGCTACTAATTATCCTTTCTCTTATTTATTCCTTATAATCCCAATTCTTCCCATTCAAAATATTCTCCAATGCCCATATGTCTTGCTGCAATGCCATGCAGTAAGAATTCTTTCTGATAGCATCGTCAGGGGATATTGGCAACTTCTCATACTCTGAATCAATCTTTTTATTAAGAAATTCTACAAACTCTTTAAGTCTAGTGATCATATCTTTACTATCACCAAACATAACACCAGTTTGTTTACTAATACTTCTCACATACTCAGAAATACTTTCTCGTTCTTCGGGTGCGGCATCTCTCATATTATGATTTATTTCCTTTATTGATTTAGCATGATTGAATGCTCTTAGCTCATCTTTAGACAACCACTTCTGCCAGGCACCACAATCATCACAATACAAGCCAGTATTATTACCTTTTACTTCTGTATGTAATGAAATGCTGCCACACTTTTTACAACAATTCTGATACATAATTTAATACTCCTCCTATCTAAACAACCGGTCACAGTACGGACTCAGCACCACGTCATTAGCTACAATATTTGCCATTCTTCCAACCTGTTTTAGACTTTCACGAATAATAGTTCCATTTGGCATCCGATTATCATCATTCCACATAGTAGCATCCCCCAAATATTCTTCTGCATATTCAATTTCTTCTTTTGCTAGTTGCAAAGACTGCATCATATAATCAATTTTTTCTTTTGGTGTCATTTTACGTTCCATTTCCTATTCTATAATTTTTATCTTGCTGGGTGCAAACCCAATCTATTAATTCTTTACTTGTATAAAATGTGATACTTCCAATAGTTTGAGGAAAAATAATTGAATCAATTTTTTGTGACGAGATATTAATCCTTTGATTATATAGATTAGGATTGCTACATGCTGTGATATTACAATGTCCTCTAATATTCATATTAGGACAATTCCATTGCTGACAATTATTCATTTTTTCGTTTCCTCCAGTGCTATGATTTATCTCCCATATATGTAATATCTAATTTTCTAGGAACACTGATTTTGCCAGACCACTTCTTGCATCGAATATCTGTATCAATAAAAACATTCGTTCTTTCTGAAATCTGAGTAATCTCTTTGGCAGCTTGTGCTAATTCTGCCTTATACATGCAAACATCTTCTTTATTACATGTTGAACAAATTCTATCTCCATTTAATCCATTCATCACTTTTTAACCACACTTTCCAAAAATACCCTTACAAGAAGAAAAGCATCTTTTATATTTTCAAAACTACACTGAATTTTATCTTCATATCCATAATTTTTTCTATCTTTCAAAAACAAACCACTTATTCCTTTTGAAGAGCTATCAATCTCTATATACCAATCATTTTCATATTCCCATTCTGCTTGTGCGCCATCTCCGCCATACCAAGGGAAAATTTCTGGCAACGGAAGATTAAATTCCTCACACTTGTCAAGCAGATATTGTAAATGTTTTACTGCAATTTCTAAGACAGGAACATCATCATTATCCCCACCCATATATGATTTAATATCTTCTATACTATTCATTTTCATATTCCTCATAAAACACTTGTTTAATCATTTTATAAAAACTCATTCTTAGTTTTCATTTATTAGATATTTATTTTCTCTATATTTTTTCAACAAAGCGTACACGCTATTTCTTGAATTGTATTCATCACACGCTTTCTTTGCCTCATCTTTTGTTGCAAAATACCGATTGGTTCCATTCCTATCTTTTTGAATCATTAACCCATATCCACTATCGCTGTTAATATATATTTCTAAATTTTTGTTTGAATTTCTAAAAGATATGATACTTTTGACCGTTTCAGTATGTTCATCAACAACTCTTTCAGTCACCTCTCCATATATAGAACTTCCATTACAATTTGGACAAGTAAATGTTTTACCCTTCACTAAAATTTCCCCTGTACTTTTACAGTACGGACACTCTTTATGGTTCCAGAATCTATGGACAATATCTTTGACATAATACACTTTTTGTCCTATCTTAAATGTTCCAGCATCATATCCTACGTCAATAATATCGCTTACAAACATACGTCCTCCTTCAATCTACTTTCCATGCATATTCAAAACACTTTTTATAAGCACACCCATTACCTATTTTTCCCTTATACCGTCTCACAGCCCGATTAGCATGTTTTTTATAAAACTTATATCTATTTTTCTTATGACTTCCTTTGTAAATTCTGCGATAATATACCGTCCCAACAGGATCATTAAAATTATATCTTCCATTTTCATCTACTGGCATTGCAGGTGTGGGATAATACTGAATTGTTTGTGCTAGAAATTTGACATGATTTTTGTGTTTTAAATCTCGATAATACCTATTACTACGTTTTCGTTTTATATAATGTTTATTATATTTTACGTTATCACTGGTTTTGTTTGATTTATTTGATATTATATTTGCATCTTCGCATTGCTCATACCAGCAAATTCTACCGCCAATTTTTTCACACCAGCAGTTTCTCTCTTCTTCTAAAATACATGCTTCGTATGGCGTATGATCATAGATGTCATCATATTCACCATAATACCATTGCATCCGGTTATTAAACTCGTTTTCTATATATGGACAATTTCTACATTTCAAATTATCACCTACCCACCGTCTTTGATTTCTTTGATGATTTCGGATAAATACTGATACATATTTTCTAACCCAAGGTTGTAAACGCCAATAAGACCTTTTAGTTTATATGTGTCCAACAAATCATTTGTTGTTATTTTGGCTTCTCTTGACGCATAAATCATTGCATCATTCATTGTTTCATTTATGATATCTTTGCTATATATTTCTTTACTGTCATCCGAATGCTCTATATTTGCATCCGCAAGTTTGTTCATTAATGTTTCAATTGTATCAGTAGCTTCTCTAAAAGCATTATTTAGTTCTTTAATGCCATACATATCTATTTCTGGATCATCTTCCAAATCTCTTAATTTTTTAACCTGATCACTAATAAGACTCATTTCGCCGCCTCCTCTAAATCGGACATCCGTGTGCAAGCATATATTCACAGCACTCATTCAAATACTCTCCAAATTTTTTTAGTTTATTTATGTCAATATAAAATCTGAAACCTGTATCATCATAGTCCCACATCTCAATCTTATACCATTTTGTTTTCTCACCTTCAGGATTTCTGGCTTCGCTGATATTCCATGTAACACCATATCCAAATGGAACCATCTCGTTATCAAGCAACTTAATCGTATATTTATCCCCAAAATAATCTACACCTTTAACTTCGTTTTCTCCGTTTATGATCAGTTCAATTCTTCTTGTTACTTCATCAATAACAGAGCATTCATCGCATAAACAATTAAATAACATGTCGATATGAGTATCATCTGAATATGATCTAAATATTGCATAAGAGTAATATACTTTATAAACATCATCCCATGTTTTTGGTGGATTTTCGTTAAAACTATGGCATGTTGATTTTCTTGGATAAAATCTAAATATTAGTTTATCCCCGTCATCATTTTCATCTAAAACGAAATCTATCTTTCTTTTCTTCGCCATAAAGCCTCCTGCTAAGTTTTTGCATTCATTGCGTTTTATATTTATTTATTGATTATTTTGTAAATTATGTTATAATAATTACATAAACCTCTTTTGCGGACGAAGGAGGCGATTATATGAGTAC